ACCGCCTACACCGACTGCGTCACCTGCCGGCGACCCATCTGCCACCGCGGGTGCGTCGCCGACCACCACTGCGGCGGGCAACAGCAAACCCAAGACGTCCTACCCAGCAACCAACTCGTCTAAAACGGTCACCGGCAACGGGGCACCCTCACAACAACTCGCCTTCTGACGGCACCCCGGATTCGGGCACAACCAGCGGCACGCGATCGGATCGAACACCTCACCACACGCATCGCAAACCAAACCCGTCACAAAATCCGGTGGACGGCGGACCTGCTGGATCTTCTCGATCGGTTCGTCGTCTACGTAAAAGTCGTCGCTCATTCCAACTGCTCCAGCCTGCATTGTCGGCCGCCACAGTCAGGGCACGAAACTGATTCACAGTCATCATGCACGAGTGCCCAATGCTCCCAATGGCGCGGATCGATCCGCTCGGATAGTCCAAGTAGTCGGATAGACGCAGCGCAGGAAAGCCACCGTCGCCCTACGCAACGGAACCCGCGCGGGTTATCTGCCAGCTCGTACGTGCGTTGCCAGGTCTTCACGCAGGAGAGCCACCCGGCGCACCGGAAGACGGCCCGGGCGATCGCCGTACGGGCAGGGTCAGCTTCGCAGCTGAGCAGTCGAGCCACGTCAGACAGGTGGGACTCGAACCCACGATCATCGCGTCCCAAACGCGAGGGCCTAGCCGCTAGCCGACTGTCTGCCAACAACATCACCAGCTCGGCAACACACCCGCGATCGTCAACGCCAGCAGCAAAACCAACAACACCAACACCACCGTCAACGCGAGCTGAACATCATCAAGAAGGTTCACGGCACGTGACGATAGCCGTTCGCCGATAGCGAACCAAACGTGGTACTTATTTGTTTCACTAGCAGGAACTATCTCGCGGCACTGAAAAGCCTTGCTCAATCAGAAAAGAGGCTCGACGAAGCGATCCTGAAACTCAGAACGTGATGTCGAAACACCATATAAATGCCGCTCGCGGTAACAGGCAATAGCTGAACCACTACAGGCAATTACAAACGCGCCGTGACCACAGCTACGACCAGTAGTAGTCCCGCGCCACGGCGTCGACCCGACAGCGGGTCCGTAATCAACCGACATCGGCCCGTTAACGCCCTGAAACGCACCGTAATTGAGTGACATCGGCCAGTCACAATTGCATTTCCACATTGTGGAGAGAGATTTCCGGCGACTGGTCCCCGCTTTACGCCCGTCGGCTCTAAAAACGGTCACCCTACGTAGCGGCACGTGCGGTAATGGTTGGTGACGGCGAATTACCACCGTTTGGGGGGCGGCCATTGGGGTGGCGCGTTCGGGTGAAAACGGTGTGTGGTGGATCAGCGACTCCAAATTACCACTGGTTGGTCTAGTGGGTTGAACTTCACCCGTTTGCTAGCGGGTTTGTGCTGGTCACGGCCCTATATCGGGGACATTCGGGCTAGGCTTAGGGCCTGTCCCGACCCCGACCGGAAAGGCGGTCCGACCCTCACGCGTTGCGCGTGATCACAAGTGGTGCGCCCCCGCATTTATCGCGGGTGAGCCAACGAGCCGAGGACGCTAGGAAGCGCGCCCGGGAAGCTGTCCGCGAGGTATGCCCCTTAGGGGCGGTAGCGCGTAGCTCCGACCGGGTGTCGCGGGTACAGGGTGCGGCAGCCACGTCATAGATCGAAGGTTCCGCGATTAGCGGGAGGCTGCCGGATCGAATCCGGCCGGAACCGCTCTGTAATCAATCAAGTCTAGCGCGAAGGATGATCGGTATGACGTTCTGTTACTCCACCTACATATCCGTCGACACATTACGTTCCGAGTGTTGTGACGCGGAGGTCACTCGCACTGTTGACGGTAACGGTGCGTGTGAGTGCGACACGTGCGGCAACCTTTGTTTCGTTTACGAGATCTAGGGAGTTATGGATCATGAGTCAATCAATGACGAACCTATGTGGTCGCGACCTAGGCGACGGTACGCGATGCGACAACGTTAACGGACCTTGGCACTGTGGTCCGTGCGGTAACGGCCCGTGGGTGGTGACCGTGGGTACCAGCGCAGCGGTTAAGCAGCTGGACGCGGTGTTGCGTACAGCGCTGGAAACGATCAGGCCATGCGACTAGCTCACCGGGTGTGGCTTGGTGTCGCAGCGGCGGTGATGGTGGCCGGCATCGCGCATGCCGAGTTGGCGGGGCCGCCGCAGCACGCGGTTACGCCGGTGCAGGTGATAGCAGCACCGGCACCGGCTGAGGCTTACCTGTGTGCCGTGCGGTGCCCCGGTTATGTGGAGCCCGCGGACGGGCCGACCACGATGGCTGAGGCACGGGCGATGGCTGAGGCGCAGCGCGCGGACGCCGGGTACTGGACGGCCCATAAGGGCGTGGGTGTGGTGCCACCTAACGGCCCGGTGATCGTGACCCAGTACGTACCGGTACCGGCGGCTGGTCAGCAGGCCACGGTGCAGCCAAAGGCGAGCAAGGCGACCAGCACGCGGGCTACTGCGCAACCTAAGGCAGCGAAAGCGCCTAAGGCACCCGCGGCATCTAAGGCGCCGAAGCAGGCGCAGCCGAGCACGACGGTGACGTCGAAGCAGTCCACTCGAACTACCGCTACGGGCACCGTGACGGTGACTAACAGCACGACCACAACCACGAAGGGTTAACCATGCCTGACATGACGAATAACCAGGTGATTGCGCTTAGCAACCTCTGCGAGCGGTACGGGGTCGACTTCGATCCGGCTAACTTCCTGCCCCGCTTCGACCTACCTGCTGGGTATGTGGCCGGATGGGTCGGGACGTTGTATGTGGGGTGTGATCCGGATGGCGCGATCTCCTCTTGACCCGTATTGCCGTACGTGCGGGCTACTGCACCATCCGTTTGAGCGGCTCGAATCGATTGTGGCGGCGTGCCTTAACGGTGTGTTCGCTGCGGGTACGTGGCTTACCCACGCTAAGTGACCTAGCTAGTTCCCAGCTGTCCGATGGGGCGGACGGTTGGATTGCCTGCTATGGCAACTACAGCGCGAAAGGAAACGAGGCATGCAAGCATATATGAAGGTGGTAGATAGCGGGTGGGCACCACCTACGTTCATCGTTACGCGGTTCGATGACGCTATCAAGTATCACGTGATGATAGGTGGCTCGAACGTCGGTAGCGTGATGCGTTATCACGCGGACAATTGGTACGCGACTCCGGACGATTGCACGGGCGGACCGTGCTCTGCTGACGCCGCCCGCTATAGGTGGGCTGGTGGGTTCCGTACACGTCGTGAGGCTGTAGCGCACCTACGGGGGCATGCAAACGCCGGTAGCGCGTGGTGGGCCGAAGCGGCATCACCGGAATGGCAGGCACGGCCATGAGGACGACTGTCCGCGCTGGCCTAGCCGCTGTGCTGGCCGCTGGCATTGCCGCCACGGGGCTGTTCACGGGCGCGGTGCACGTGTACGGCCTGGACGCGCACTCGTTGAACTACGGGGTCACGGCTAGCGGGTACGGGTTCGAGATTCAGGGTGTCGACGGCCCCGGGTGGTTCCACTGCGGGCACAGCGTCGGCCCGATACCAGGAACGGACTGCTGACGATGAAAACAGATGAGGCCCGCGCGATGGGTATGGCTTACGTGTGGGGCCGCCAGGATGCGGGCGAAAGTGAACGTGACACCGGGTTCAGTATCCACTTTGGTGAGGCGTACGCGTTGCGGGCTGAGGCTTACAACACGGAGCGCACGTGGTCGATGATCCCGCTGCAGTCCGCGTGGGATGAGTGGCAAGCGACGAAGTGTCTCACGTACAAAACCCGCGACGGGTACCGGGAGATCGGTTTAGGGCATCCGGAAGGGCACCCTAGCGACCTACGGGTTATCGAGACGGTGTCCGCTGGCCCTGAATTCTGGGAACGCCCCGAATACACACGCAGGGCCGGTCCGACCCGCGTAACGCTGTAACGCGTAATGCGGAATGTGAAGGGAGGAACGGTGAGTACGCAGGTACAAACGGTAACGACGATTGAGCGTCCGTTACAGGATGTGACCAGTCAAGCACTTGACGCGGTACAGGGCGAATTCGACAAATATCTAGTGTTCCCGTCGCCTGAGGCACGGGACGCTGTTGTTCTGTGGACGTTGCACACGTACGTGTTCGATCAGTTCGGTTCGACACCGCGGTTGTCTATCCGGAGTACGGGGCCGGGTAGCGGTAAGTCCCGGGTGCTGGAGCTGATCGCGGAACTGGCACCTAAGGCGGTGTCCGCGGTGTATTTAGAGCCCGCTGTGATGTGGCGGTTGATTAACGCGGGTGCACCGACGCTGTTGCTAGATGAGTGCGACACGGTTTTCGGTAAGGCCGGTAGCGGGACGTCGCACGTTGGGTTGCGGTCCATTATCAACGCTGGGCACCGTGCGGGTTCGACGGTACCTAGGTGTGTTGGCAGTGAGGACGTTAAGGAATTCCGGGTGTTTTCACCGGTCGCGCTGGCGGGTATCGGGCGGCTACCGGACACGATCGCCACGCGGTCTGTGGAGATCGTGATGCGCAAACGGCGTGACGGTGACCCGGTCGTTAAGCCGTTCCGGTTGAAGTTGGCCGGTGACAGTCTGAAAGTCACGGCCGGTCTACTCAGCTTCTGGGCTACCCGGGCGGCGTTGCCGTTGTCCGTGGCGATGCCGGACCTACCGGTCGAAGACCGCGCGGCCGACGTGTGGGAACCGCTGGTAGCGATAGCGGACCTAGCGGGCCCCGTGTGGGCCGCTAGGGCACGGGCGGCGTGTACCCGGCTGGTAGCTGAGGCCAGTAGCCGACCGGTCGCGAGTGTCGGTGTCCGGTTGCTGACGGATATCCGGGCGGTGTTCGACACGGAGGTACTGGTACCAGCGGACCTAATCCAGCGGCTGCACGGGGTCCCTGAAAGCCCATGGGAGGGCGGTCAGTTCACTAGCCGCCAGATGGCACGGGTGCTAGCGGAGTACGGCGTGCGGGCCACCACGGCGCGGGTAGCGGGCACCCCGTGCCGCGCGTACCTACGTGACGCGTTCACCGCGGCGTGGGCGATGTACCTGCCAGCGGAACGCGTCGCAGAGCAGGCGCAAGTCGAAGCAGAGGCAGTGATCTAGACGGGGTGCGCTATCCGGCGCACCCACAACAGCGCGAAACGAAGGGCAGTGCAATGCGTGGCATAGTAGGAATTATGGCTATCGGTATGGCGGCCATATACACGATAGGTTTGGCCATATACGCGATAGCTTCGGCGCTTCACCACTGGTATGTGACGGTGCCCGCTGTGATCGTGATCACGGTACTCGTGCTGCACTACCAGTCTAAACAGCGCAAGCCGCCGGCGAATACATCACAAGCCCGCTGGTCGAATCGGCGATAACGGCAGGACGGTCGGGGACGGCATGACTAGACGACGGATATGCGCCCGTGAGGGTTGCACCAACGAGATCCCACTACGGGTCGATAGGCGGACCGGGCAAACGGTCCCACCCAACGAGGACAAACAATTCTGTTCACCGCGTTGCCGTAAAGCTGACTGGCGGAAACGGCAACGCGACGGACCGGCGAAAGAAAAGGACTGATCACAATGTCGCAGGAAACACTGAACTGGTTGAACACGCACGTGCTAGTCGGTATGACGGACGCGCGTGGCAACGCGTGGCATTACCGGGCAAGTGAGCAAGGCGCCGAGTCGAACCATTACGCGGGTGCGATCCCGATTGAGGATGTTAACCGGCGGTTATTCGGTTGGGATGCTGTGCCTAGGCGCGTCGGTGTTGAGCTGCCCGCCACGTTCGACGACATGACCCACATATCCGACGACGGCCTACCGATGCGGTGGACGGTGCAGGATGACCGCCAGGCCATCACGGCGTCGGATAGCGGGCACGTGTTCGAATTCTTCAAAGACGGTTACCGGTCCCACCAGTACCAGGAGTGGTTACTGCGCAACGTGGGCACGATTCTCGATGGTGACCTAGGTATTAGCTCCGCTGGGTTGCTCCGTAACCGTGGCGTGGCGTGGGTCGAGGTCTCCGTGCCCGACACTATCCAGGGGCCCGCTGGTGTGGCATTCAGGCCCAATCTGGTGGGGTGTACGTCGCACGACGGGAAGCTGTCGACCACGTATAAGCGCACGATCACCGCGACGGTGTGCGACAACACCCTGGCCGCTGCGCTGGGTGAGCACGGTCAGACAGTGAAAGTGAAGCACTCACGTTATTCAGGGTTGCGGATCACTGACGCGCGGGTAGCGCTGGCCATGGTGGACGAAACGGCGGACGCGTTCTCCGCGCAGGTGAGGCGACTCACCGATTGGAAGGTAGGACCGCTACAGCTCAAGACGGTGATTAACGCTCTCGTGCCTGTGCCTGATGAGTCCGGGAGGGCACAAACGATCGCCCAGACTAAGCAGGCCGACATTCGTAAGCTACTGGCCACTGACCTGCGTGTGCAGCCATGGGCCGGTACAGCGTTTGGTGTGCTCCAAGCGTTCAACACGTGGGAGCACCATATTAAGGGCACCCGTGGTGGGGAAGGTGGCCGGGCGGAACGCAACATGCTGTCAGCACTGGACGGCAGCACTGACAAATCTGACGCGCTAGTCCTTAGCGTGTTGGCGGCTACAAACGTTTAGCAGTGGGCCCCTGAACATGGCGTGAGGCTACCGGATCGAATCCGGCCGGGGTCACTCTTTCGTTTCACCGATCTAGCGCAGGAGAAAGTAATCATGGATGAGCAAACGCATCTAGACGGGTTCAGGGTCGGCGACCGAGTAAGGCTATCGCCCCTCGCAAAAGTGGATTTGCGCGACACGGGTGCATGGGTGCAAGACGCTAGCGGAATCGGACTAGTGATCGAATCACCGACGAAACATTGCTATGTCGAGGTGCAATGGAAGTACGGAACCGCTGCCTACCGGCCTGAACACTTAGAAAGGGTAAAGTGACCATGGAGTACTCAGAGCACTCAGAGCGTGGCGCGTACGTCACCCATCAGGTATCCGTGTGGATCTGTAACGACGGTGACCTAATCGAGGCAGCACGGGCCGCGGTGCGAGTAGGCGACCTCGCCAGGTGGGTGAAACAAACCATCCGCAGTGCCCCGAGGTATTCGAGCCCATGGCATGTGGGGCAGGAGCTAGCCGCCAACGATTACGACCGTGTGGACTGGCAATCCGTCGCTGATGACCTGAGGCCCGAGGAGTCGAGATGAACAACCGCACGCCGTTCGGCAAACCACTACAGATGCCGCAACCCCCACCGCTACGGGCGTACGCGATGTACGACGCTGGCGACCCCTGCCTCGACCACAGTGTCGCCTACACCGGCAGCATTCCCTGCACGGGCGTATTGCGCTGCCACCTATGTGGCTGTTGCTGGAATGAGGACGGTAAGTACCTCGAACCCGAACCGACAGATTGACGGATCCCGTAGTACGTGGCCTAGCCGCCGTGTGCTGCGGGATTTTTTTGTGCCCTGGCACCGGAGCCGCTGAGTGCCACGGTGAGGCTAGATCTTTCCGGGTGGCTATGGTCGCATGACCTGGACCGACTTAATCCCGCAGCGTGCATTGTGCGGCCAGCACTGCGGGATTTGGCCGTGAGGCGTGCCGTGCGTGCCGTCAGCCGCGACCGGCTGATCAGCGGAAAGTAGTCGGTCGGTCGCTCAGCGTGGGTTTGCGATCGTGAACGTTTGCGGGTGCAAAGTGACGGACCGTGTCGATCTTGGAACTCTCCGTGACTAGGCCATTCGGCCTAAGATCAACTGGCATTTGGTCTAGTCGTGTGTCGATCTTGTGACGCGGAGCGACTGGGCCAAACGGCCTAAGGTCAACGATCTTGGTGTGTGGTCAAGATCGTTGATCTTGCCTCGCGCGTGCAAATTGCATGTGTGTGCACACCGTGACCGGCCGTCACGCGCAGTAGAGCTAGGGCGTTTGGCCTAAGATCCACATCGCATTCGGCCTATCGGCATTCAGCCTAAGGTCAACTCGCATTCGGAGTAGTCACTGGCCGTGTCGATCTTGGGACGCAGGGTTACTAGGCCATCCAGGTGAAGATCAACGATCTTGGGAGGCAAGATCGACGATCAAGCCCTCGCGCGTGCAGATTGCACGTGTGTGTGTATACACGTATTAAGTCCGTCACCACCGGCGGGACGTCTGATCGCCACCAGCTAGCCACGGTGAAACCCGCTTGCTAAGCCTCACCCTATTGCCCTCGACACTGTTACACCGCCGATGAGCAGGCACCAGATTCGCCGGATCCAACGGGTCACCGCCCTCAGCCAAACCAACAATGTGGTGAGCGGTACCAGCCAACGGATGCAGATGCAGCACCTTCGTCATCTCATAGTTGATCGGCTGACCACACAACCAGCACGGCGTGTTATTCATCGCACCAGCGTGCATGCACTCGGCTTGAGCCCGCCGCCACCGGGAACCTTGACGACCAGGACCCTTGCTAACCATCGTTGCCTACTCGGTTAGACTCCCAGCCCCGTTTTTTGGTGGGTGCGTGAGAGTATGTGATTCCAAGCGGTGGTCTGGGCAAAATAAAGAATGCCTTTTTTGGTACCAGACAAAATAAAGCATGCCTCTGGCTTTTTTGGTTGGAGGACTACTACTGACTACTACTCTACCGTGCAGTGACTGCGGTGGGTTGTAGTACCTGCCCATTTGGTGTCATCTGCACCTCCGATAGGTTCCAGCGCATGACAAATCGCGCGAACCCTGAGGTGTACGAAGGCCGAGAGTGCAATCGATGCGGGTCGACCATTCGACTCACGTCAAACAAGCAATGCAGGCGCTGCAACATCGTCTGGTCGAGAAGGAATGCAGCCACGCGAATCGAGCGGAACCGACGCCGTGGCACTCCCTGTGACAGTTGCAGTGATCCCATGGACCAGCCGTGCTGCGACGTAGATCCAGTCACTGAGAAACCTCGTGGCTGGTTGTGTCACTACTGCAATAAGGGCCTCGGCATGTTCAAAGACGATATCCGTCGCTTGGAGCTTGCGATTGCGTACCTGAGGTCCCGAGGTAAGTCCGTTGATGAACCTGTTAGCGCGAGAGGATGACTATAATGACCCGTGATCCTGATTGGATCCTGAAGCAGGATTGGCTAACGCATTGTTTCGCGTGTTCGTCGGTTACTAGTGGCATTTTGGATGAGTGTCCGGTGGATCCGTCTCATTCAGTGAATGTGATCGACGGGCAGAGCCCGGATTTCCAGGCGTGGGTGTTGGCTCGTCGTGCTGCGGCTGCGGCCCGCCGGAATTAACGCGTACCTCAGTTCACGGGTACGGCGATGGTGGTCCAGTAGGCCAGCTTCTTGCGCAGGATGGGCGCGCACATCGTGATCTTGCCGTTCTCGACGACGTACCCGGCGCAGAGATAGCGGGTAGTGACTTGGTGGAGACCATCGGTTAGGGTGCCGGTGGTGGTGGTCGACCTCGCGTGAACGGGAGGCAGCGCACTCGGCGGGGTTTCGGGTGCGGGCACAATGTCCGATGTGAGTGCAGGTTTGTAGTCCACCAACTGTCCTCCCGGCCACCACCGCTATGCGGCGTAGCTCAGTGCGTAGAGCGCTCGGTGCATGGCAAGCGAACGGTTCCGGTACCAACCCGCTTGTGGTGGGCCGGGAGCTGCATCCAGCGCCGTCCGCGGCGACCCATCGCCGCAGCCGCCTCGGGATCGGCAAGCAGGGTCGCTACGGCTTCGAGTTACCGCCGCTACCTCACGACCGTTGACCAACTCGCTGCGATGACCAGCGGACCCAGAGTATGCCCCGGTTCTCTGACCGGCGGGAGGACGCAGGTTCAACTCCTGCCGCCGCAGCTTTTTCAGTGAGTCACTGGTAGGTGTTCTTCCACTACGACCGGCGGTGGTGCTGGCGCTGGTTCCACGATCACTTGCGGGGCGGGTACCACGGTTTTGGTGATGATGATCGGTGGGGGCGGTGGTTGGGTCACGATCGACGTGACTGCCACGGGTGGTGGTGTCGTTGTCGTCGGTGCCGGGGTCGTTGTCGGCGCTGGAGTTGTGGTCGGTGGCGGCGTGGTCGTTGGCTTGGGATGACATTTCGTTTCGTCATCGTCGCCGCCGACAGCTTCTTTCGAGTGGTCGTGGCGTGTGCAGTCATCGCCACCACGACCACCGCCACCTGCGTTTGCGGGTGATGCGCTGGTTACGAGGATTCCCGCGGTGACAACACTGGCGGCGAGTAGCGCAGCGTAACGAGGACGCAAGTCGGGTCTCCTTGAAGATTTAGAGCAGTTTCGCTTGGAGGATGACGAGGGCGAAGGCGATCTCGAATGCGAGCAGTTTCGAGTAGATCTCGATCATCTGCGGCACCCGTTATGTGTTTTAGAGCAGGTTGCTGAGGTCGAGGACGTCGACGCAGGTGAGCACGTTAATCGCGTGGGGTGAGGAGCAGTCGTCGTAGTAGTGGTGGTGTCGCCAGGTCTGGTCGTTATCGGTGTTGGCGAGAGCGGTTGCACTACCAGCGAGGGCCATACCGGCGGTCGCGGCGAGGATTGCTGCTGAAGCTGCGAGCTTGCGCATGCGATTGGGTCTCTCAATCGTGTCGGAAGTAGTTGGTGGTTCGTCGTCGTCGCGGTGATGTGGTGCCTGGGTCCAGTGACGACGGTGATACTAGAGGTTGGCCGTCTTGGTCTTGTTGGGGCCATAACCCGAGGGCGTCGAGTAGGTGCCGTAGGTCGTCGGCGTTTACCGCGTAGCAACTTACGGTGCGTCGGGCTTTCGCTCGGGTTGTTGGGTGTTCGGTGATCGCGGCCACGATCCCTCTTTGTTAGTGCACCAGCAGGAGGATGAGTCCGGCGGCGAACCCGGTGGCGATGGTGAGCACGAGGATCACGATGGTGGCGATCCCGGCTATGAGTTGGATCGTTCGGGTCACGTATCCGCGGTGTCTGGTAACGGTGAACGACCCGCCTTCGACTGTTGTGGGGGCGTCGAGTGGCGGGTCGGAGTTCTTGGGTGGCTGGACAGCTTTCGTCAGCCTGGCTGAAAGTAGCGTTCGGTCTGATTTAACGCAACTGTGTTGGTGCTGGCGTGTTTTTACCGGTGGTGGCATTTGTCACGTGGTGGTGTGCGGTTAATGGTGTTTGACGGTGCGCGGTGAATTATGGTGTGTCGACTATAGGTGTTTTGTGTGTGTGGTGTTGGGAATTAAGTTCAGGCCGGGGTGGTTCAGGACGCTTTGTGGTGCCGGTAGCGGTCTTCGAGGGCGTGTAGGACGTCGCGGATGCGGTACAGCGGTGGGTGTTGGTCTGGTGCGGAGGTTAACCGACCGCGTAACGCGTAGCCGCGGATCATGCTAGAGGTGCACCGAACCCCAACGATGCGCAGAAACGCGCTGATCTCCACGGACGTCCCGAGGTGATCACGGGCGACGTTGTTCATCCAGGTTTGCCGGGCAGCGATGTCGTGGCGGGCGCCGCAGGCGGTACAGGTAGCGAATTTGTTCCCCGGTAGGCCCCACACTTCGGTGACGCAGGTACCGGTGGAGCAGGGCCCCAGGAACAGCCGGCGGTCGTCGGGTCGGTCGATGGCCCTGCGGGCTTGGTGGATGGCGTCAGTGACCTCGTCAACGAGCCCAGCGGCGGCGGGGTGTATTCGGATAGCCGCAATGCTGCGGAGCAGCCAGCGGGCCAGCTGGGCGGTCGCAACGGGCCTGCTGGTGTTGATGCGGCAACCGAGTTCGGTCGCCCAGGCGTCGAGGGTGTGGTGCAGGACCCAAACCACTTCGGCGACGTGGGTTTTAAACGGTAATGGGTCCTCGCTACCCCTGGGTCCGCGGTTCGTGGGATCGGTGAGCTGGTCTTGCCGTGATCTGGTGATGTCTAAATCGACCAGCAGGGCGGGGACGTCGCCCAGTTCGATGCGTAACGCGATCCCGCAGGTGTCGCACAGGTACACGTCGGTGGCCGCGCCGCATTTGCAGTAGTTCACGGTGTCACCGGCGGTGGGATCGCGGAGACGCGGCGTTGTTGGTGCCAGCGGCGCAGCATCGCCCACGCTGAGTGCGCGGCGCGTTTCGCGTCAGGGTGTGAGGTGCGGGTGTTTTCGTGACAGAGAACGACACCGCCGGGCGCTAGGAAATCTGTTGGGGCGTCGTCGATAACGCACCAGTCGGTACCGACTGTGGGGCCGCTGGCGACCCGGTATTGCGGGCTGATGCTCACTCGGGTGCGCGCATGGCCCCACAGTAGGGCCTAGGTCGCTAATAGCACTCGACCCGCACCCCGAATTAACGAGGGCGGGTCGAGGTGTAGCGGGTTGCGTAGGCTTCAGGTGTGGCAGCAGTCTAGTCCAATGAATCAGCCGCTGAACGCTGGTACTGGCACGGACGCTGGTTCCCACCCGATTTCAGCGACGTCAACGGTGCCGGTTTCGACGGCGGGCGGGGCGCCGTTCTTCGCGGCCATGGCCTTGTCGTATGCCTGTTCTACGGCCACGGGCAGGCGACCGTACTCGCTGATGTTGAACTCATCCTGGTCCGCGGCCCATGTCCTGATGGCCTTGATGCGTTCCTTGCGGGCCGCGGCATCTTCTTTGCCCTTCTTGGCGTTGCCGCCAGATGATGCCCTGTACTGGCTGTTGGTTGTCTTGGATCCGGCTTTGCGGGCCACCGCGAGGTAGCGGTCCAGTGACGCCCGTAGCTGGTCGGCGTTGTCCGCGGACAGGTCGATTTCGTAGTCGACGCCGTCGAGGCCGAAGTCGACCAGTTCGACGTCAGCACCGTGTTGTCCGGTTAGGTCGTCGATCCTGTGGATGACTACCTTCTCTGCCATGCGCGTGCCCCCCTTTGGGAATGTTGGGATGTTATCAAAGCGTGTCGTTGGGTCTAGTGGTGACTGGGTGGGTCGTTACCACCACTTGCCGAACAGGTAGATCACACCGAGTATGAACAGCGCGGTGATCAGGTCGTCGACTACGTGCGACCAGTTCACGATGGTGTTGGGGATGTCATCGTTGTCCATTGCTGGGCGGTCACGATCCGGCGTAGCACCCACGCACCGGGTACGTGTTCGGCTAAAGCCAGCGCCTCGTCGATGGTGGTGCAGTCGTCGACGAGGCAGATCGCACCGTCGACGGGGTTGGTGGCGTTAACGAACACGGCGTATTCGCACCATTCGTCTGCACCGATGGTGACGTTAACTGTGCACGACGCGGCGGTGTTCGTGTCGGGCGTTGTTTCGGTTTCGTCGTCTGGGGTCCACGGTTCGCTGTTGGTGCCACGGAGCACCACGACGCCGGGACCGACCCTGGCCAGGTCTGCTACTACGCCTTCAGCGAGATCGCGGGCTGCTTCGTCGGTCATCCACAGTGGGCACGCGTTGACGATGAGATCGCTAAGGAGGTCACCATCGGTTTTCAGGGTTTGTCGTTCGGCGTCGAGCTGCTCACGGGCCACGACGCACTTGTCCCGCCAGTGGTCCCGTTGCTTACGGAACCCGGCCACATCGATTTGGGCGTTTTTCAGCTCGTCGTCAAGTGCGCGGCGGCTGGCGATGCTGGCTTCGTGGTAGTCGCCGACATCCCCAGGGATTTTGGCCAGTTCCTGGCGCAGCACGTAGTAGTCGTTGCGTGCGTCGTCACGTTCCTCGCGTAGCTCGTCGCGTTCCCTGCGTGCCCTATGGGCTTGGTCTTGCCAGTAGTTCAGTAGCGCCTCCAGCTGTTTCACTCCGTCGTCGCTCATGTTGTGTCCCTTTGGCGGGCGTAAACACTGATGATGGTGACGATCAACGCGATGAGCCATCCGATGGGCCACGCCAACCACCACTGACTGCTGTCGGCGACCATGACGAGGATCACCGCGATCAGTGGCGCCCCGGGGAGCAGGAAAATCACAAACCAGGATTCCGGCGGTGGTTTTTTCTTCGCAGTGGTGGGTAGCAACGGGTCTGGTGGCCAGTCCCGTCCGTTGACTTTCACTTTCTTTCCTCGTCGGTGAGAACCGCCAGCATCACCGCACGGTTCTTCGCGTCCCACAAGTGGTTCAGTGACGTGGTCAGTAGCTGGTCGTCGGGCAACATCCCCACGAGTGTTTCGGCTAGGTCCGCGAAGAGCGCGGACACGTGCTGCAATGGTGGCGTCAGGTGCGTGTATCGGAACATCCGCATTGCGGCGATGGTGGCCGGGTGACGTCCAGTCAAGTCCATTGGTTTTCTCCCTTTTTCACGCGGCGGCCAGCGCGGACTGTTGTTGTTGTGTGAAGTGCACGATTTGTTCGACGGTGTCCTTGATTTGGGTTTCCACTGCTTGTGTGGTGGCGTGTCGTTGCGCGGCGTCCAGCGCGGTACCCCACGTGCGTGCCGCCCCGGGCATTAAGGTGCTGAAAATTTCACCGTCCGGGGTTTTAGAGATCCACACGAACGCGGCGCCGTCTTGGATTAGTTGGGCTATGTTGAGGACTTCAACGGCTTGGCTTGTGAAGCTGTAGCCGTGTTCGCGTAACCGTTGCGCGAGTTCCGCGATGCTCGCCTTGTTGCCCAGCTTCGCCACCAGTTGCAGTGGTATACCGAGGGCCGCTAACGCGTACCCGACCATGCACCGAGGCTCCAAGGTGCCGTCGACTTCGTCGGTGTACATGCACTGAGTCCACTGGTAGACGTAAGGCGCACCTTTACCACTCACTGCTTGACGGAGCCCATTTAGGGCATCACGTTCGTCGAAAACAATCATTCCGTTGGTGTTCCTTTCTGGTCTCCGCCGATGGTGAGTCGGCGGTCGGCGGTTCCGTTGAGGATCGTTGCGACTGTGCCTGGTTTCCACCCGAGGGCTTTTTCCAACCGGGCTAACGTGGCAGCGTCATACCGGGATCGTCGAAAATTTTCGATCCGCAGCATGGTTTGCTCACCTGGGCCCCCGGCTTTGAATACATCTGGTTGGCTCATGCCGAGCCAGTTCCGGCGAGCCTTCACGCAGGCTGCTAAAGCTTTCCAGTCAAGACCCTCACCGCGGGTTGGTCGCAAATCCGGTTGTTGTTGGTTTTGTTCTCCTGTTGTGTCGTAGGTGGCGAAGACCACCTGCAGGGTGCCGGCGGCGACACCCATCGCGGCGATGGTCTGCCCGCGGTGGGTGGGTTCTTGTGTTTCGACGTCGATCGCGGCGTGCAGGGCGCTCGTCGCGTACGCGATCGCGTTTCGTATCTCCTCGCCGCTGGTGTAGCTGTTCATTGTTGGTCACACGACTCGTCGCCTGGGTGGCGGATCATGCGGATACCGGGCTGTTGGATCACCGGATGCGGATTGCGAGTGATCCGGTCTTTAGTTTTCACCTGACGCGGTGGTCGACATGAGATCAACGCAGCCTCAGTTAACGAAAACCCGATCGGTCCGACCGGCTCGCCCGCATCCCACCGTCTGATGAAACCGACCGCTGTGGGTGGGGTGCGGAATTTGAACCGCAACTGCCGGTCCTTATCGAGATAGGAAATGGTGTCTTTGGTGACTTTGATGTACCGGGCGGCGGGGACTCGCCGCATGATCGCGGCTGCGATAGCGCAGCGGGTTGTGATACCGCGTTGCGCTATCGAGATCTCCTCGTCGTCGACCACTATGTCCGTTCTCATGGTTCCTCCGTTGGCCCGTAACGGGCACTGACCCGTAGCGAATTGTTGGTGGCCGCTAACTCGTCGGCGGCGTATTGCGCTTCGAGTACCGCTGTCATGTCGCCCACGGCGGGAACTTCGGTGGGTTGGTCGGAGCGGTGCAGGATCCGCCAGTGGTGCGCACCCCAACGCGCCACCAGCTGGATCCCGACCTCAGCTTTGCCGCCACCTAAATCCTCGATGTAGGACTCCCAGCGGGCCTCGCGGACCGCTCGCGCTTCCCGCCATCCCGCGATCAGCGTGGTCAGGCACCACACGGCGGCCACGACGAAAGCGACCAGTACCAGCGCGAGCACCGGGTAAAGCAAGACCCGTCCCATGTCAGCCGCCTGAAACGATCACGGGTGAGCCTTGCGGGATGGGAATGATCCGGACTTTGCCGTCTTTGATGGCTTCGTTCACGGCCAGTTTCTGCTGGTAATCGAGGTAGCCTTGGATACCACCGGGGAACTGCTCCGCGGCACTGCGGTCGGTGTCGGCGGTGGCTTTACGCAGACCAGCGGCCTGGTTGTTTTCGATCTCACCGTTCATCACATCCGGCAGGGTGGGTTGCAGGAGCTGCACGTTGTCGATGATGAAATGATCCGCGCCGGATTGTTGGATGACCCTGTTCGGCAAGTCCGCGGCGACTGCTTGCTGCCATGCAGCGTTCGCCACCGGGTCGCCGTAAAGCTCCTGCCACGTGTAACGCAAACCAGCGTCGTTCGCTGCCTTGCTGATGGGGTCACCCACATAGCGACGCACAACCTCATCCCACCCAGCGGGTTGGGGGTCACCACCGCTAGTGGCGAAAGCGTTGTTATGCCTCCCGATGTTGTCGTGGAACCTCTGAAATAACCCTCCTGGCCAGTCGCGGTCGAACACCTGCTTATCACCCGTCGCGGTTTTGACGGTTCTGTATTCCTTGTAGTCGGTGCAATCAGTGTTCAAGCGGAATGTGACGGTGCCGCGTACGGTGAGCTTGACCCCAGCACTGGTTGGTGTGCTTTTAGTTGACACCAGCAACGGTGGTGCGTCCGCGCCTGGCGCGTCGGAGAACGTGAACGTGCGTTGGCCTTGCGGGTAGTAGAAGTGTTGCATCCCGGGACTGGTGACGTCTCGAACACCGGGCCCGATGCACTTGTCGAACGCTTGGGACGAGAACCAGCCACCGGAGTACCGCAAAACGGCTTGGCTGGTGTCTGGGTCGGCTACCGCGCACGCACCGGCCAGCGTTGCGCAACCCACCAACGCGGCCAAGGTGAGCACGGCCCTACGGGTATTCATTTGTTTTTGTTCCCTTCGAATTAGACGGTGGCTAGTGCCGCGTCGGTGGTGAGCGCTTCAGCGGTCGCGATCACGTCATTGATCACGGCGGTGTCGATGTTTGGCTGTTCTGTGTCGTCGGCGCCCCGGGCGACCATCAATGCGGTCGCGAGCGCTTCGCCCCACGTGTGCCTACCCGCTGCTGCGCAGTCTGCGCACATACACAAAGGAGCTTTATCTTGGACTGATTGTGCGGCGACGAGGACGTTCATGGCGCCGGTGGTGAAGTTGTAGCCGTGGTGGACCAGCCGGGACGCAAGCGCGCCGACAACCTGCGCATTGCAGCCCGATTCGTAGATCAGGCGCAGGGGCACACCCATGCACCCCAGGGCGTAACCGACGATGCAGCTGGGTTTGAGTTCGGAGGTGCCGTAAACGTCGGTGACGTAAATGCATCTGCCCGCGGGGTAGATGTAGCTCTCGCCGCGGGCGGCGACGGCTTGGCGCAGTCCGTTCAGGGCATCGCGCTCAGTGAATGTGATCACTGTGTCTCCTCTGTGTCATTTCCTTGGTGAATCGTGCCCGGTATTTTTCGGCGGCGGCCCACAGGGGGTCGGTCGGGTCGAATCGGTGCCACGTGCCCCAACAGTCAGGGCAGGCGTAGAACAGTGACCCGTCGTAGACGCCACGGATCTCAATGGCGAGCCCGCGGGCGTATCGCGTACCGACACCGGGATGCTGGAATCGTTCGGGGACTGGTTCACCGAGGAGGTCCGCACCGCAATGCGGGCAAACCTCCTCGGTGGGTGAATCAGGCATCGACGGTTTGACGTGCACCGTTGCGTGACGGACTGGGCGCTGGCACCAGCGTCGCGTTCAACAGTCCCGGTTGGGTCACGCGCATACCAGCGGCGCCGCCGGTGACAAGGTTCTGCACGACCCTGTCCAGGGTGGGCAGTGGCGGTGGTTCAGTGGCGTCTTGGTGCAACTTCAGCTGCGGGTGCAAACTGCGGGCCGCGCCCACCAGGTCTTCGGTTGTTAAGACGTAGTCGGTGCGCCCGTTGCTGCGGTGGATCGCGAACGACCGGGCCCGGTCGGCGGTGGCGCGGATGAACGCGGGCAGGAAACCGTCCATTTCGGCGTGCACCGAATCGAAGTCAACGTCGGCGGCGAGTTTCCCGGGGGCGACGACCACGCGAATGAGTTGCTCCGTCGCGGGCCGGTCAAGTCCCGCGATCTCCAACACGTAATCGAGGCGACCTGGCCGCAGCATCCCCGGTGGGACTTTACTGATGTGATTAGTTGACAACGCGACGATAACCTCACCGTGTTTCGACGTGATCCCATCGAACGCGTCGAGCATCCGCGATACAGCTTTAGCGTTGCTGGTGGTGGTATCGGTATCGACGTCTTCGACCCACACCACAGCGGGTGCGTAAAGCCGGGCGGTGGTCAGGACATCTTCGACGCGGTCACGACCCGGCCTGGCCATGATGAACGTCCACCCAGCGCGGACAGCGACCTGCGCGGTCATCATCCCGATGCTGGTTTTACCGGTCCCGTACGGTCCGTAAAGCAGCACCGCGCGCTTCAGTGGGATGCCTTCGTTGCGGAACGACTGCGGGTGGCGCAACGGTGAGAACAACGCCGCATCCAGGGACGCTTGGACACCGGACGCGAACACGATCTGCGTCGGGTCGAACTGGTCGAGGTCTTCGATGAACGTCAACTCGTCAGCACCAGCAACAGCCTGACCACGGTAGATGGACGCGTTCGCGAGTTGCTCCGCGACGTCAGCGAAGAACTCCTCGACCTCTTTAGCGTATTTGCGCTTCGCTCGAATGTGGATCTCGAAGATCATGCCGTAGTCGTCGTGCTCGGTGGCGCCGAGATACACTTCGCCGCCGTCGATGACGGGGATCTGGATGAGACCCCACGGTGCCTGCACGGTTCGCCCACCGGGACCGGTCGGGACCTCCAGCACCTGCGGTGGGTTGTTCCCGAACATGGTTTGGATGGCTTTGCCCATGACCAGGCCGTACCGGGTTTTCAGGACGATCGCGGTGGCCACGGCACCGTCGTGGGGCCGGTAGTTGTATTGCTTACGGAACTCGGAAACGGTGTCCTGTTCGCGGCGTTTCGCCTCCAAGATCCGCATAAGTTCGGTGTACGTGCACCCCCTCGGTACGGTGATCAGCTTCTTGTCGTCTTTACGGAACTCGATTTCATCTCCGGTGATCAGATCGGAGTCCACTGCACTTATGGTCCTTTTTGACACGGGTATCTTTCCTTCAGATATGTGGGGTGGGCGCGGATCAAGCGGTTGGGGTGTCGCCGGTGCCGTTGCCGGTAGGGGTCTCACCGGGGATGGTCGCGGCGGCCTTCTCGGCGGCACGCAATGCCGCACCCCAGGTTGCGTCACAGTTCGGGGGGGGATCATCGAACCGCAACACCTGGTCTTGGACGATTTGTGCGGACCGGAGAACAAACGCCGCATCGGTGGTGATGATGTAACCGACCTGCGCGAGCCGGCCCGCCAACGCCACCACTTTGATGGCATCGCATCCAGCGCCGGCTATCAACGGCAACGGGACACCCAGGTGGTGTAGGGCGTAACCCACGATGCACTGCGGCTGGAGTTGACCGTCAACACGCCACGCGTACACACACGTGCCCGTGGGGCCGCCAGCCGGGGGCTTGTAAACGTAGTCCGGTCCCTTCTCGGCGACCACGGCACGCAAAGCTCGTAGCGCGTCGTCGACAGTGATGGTCAGGACAGCTTCGGTGGGCGAAGTCATCTTTGATGCGTTCCTATCTCTTCGTGGTTGATTTCACTCGGCGATCAGGTAATAGCCCAGTGAGTTGTCCAGCTTCGAGCAGCCAGCGCGGTAATGACCCCAACCGACTCTCGCAGCCATGTGATGTTCGTGTTCAGCACCGCAATGAGGGCAGTCAACTACCGCAACCACCCAATGCAATGGCACAGGCGGTGGGTACAACTGTTCGGCGATTTCCCCGCTGGCAGTGACCCGCCGGTAAGGATCTATCCAACACGGCACAATCGGATAGCTGTCACCCATATAGAAACGCGGTTGGTCGTCCATCGTGCTGCCTCGTTGATGGTTCCTACTTTTCTGCGAACGAAATCACGTCAGCTGGGACGCTGCGTTTCGCTTGGCTCGTGACCATGAGCTGAGTTCGCACTGTTCGAAGGATCTCCCTGGCCTGCGCGGCAATCGCATCACCTTGACCCGGCTGAATTGCACCACTCTGGAGATCAATCATGGTGGTCCATAGGACTTCCTTCAGATTGACGGCAGTCAATTCTTTATTGTTAGCTGCCATAGTTCCCTCCTTCGCTGTTGAGCTGAACGTGTGTAGTAGCCCCGTGCTTTACGGCGCTCGTAGCCGCTGGCCCTTGAACGGATTTCCCGCTCCAAGTCCAGAAGTAGTAGGTACGCTTCGGCGTATTCGCCGTATTCTTCGGCACGTGACTTCCGGTCGTAGTCCGCCTTGTAAGCCCGGTACTCAGGTCGCCGGCAGTATTCGACATGCCCACTCATATTCTTTTGCCGGCGCTCGCGTTCTTTAACAGGGTCACGGGTGCGCTGGTAATACGCCGCTTTCTGCGCGCGTAGCTCGGTGGCCTTCTCCACGCGGCGCCGAGCATCGTAGATACGTTTCGCGTTCTTTTTTTGATCCAGCGGGACACGGCGCGCCATTCCGGAGCAGGCACGGTCGCAGTAAAGTGGCTTGCCTTCGCGGACTGCCCGCCTGACACTGCTTTGTGATTGCCGCACCACGTCGCCACAAAATGAACAGAAGGCGATCATGACGCGCCCGCTAGCGTGGGCCATTTAACGACAGCGAGAGCCGCACCGTGATGAGATCGAACAGGAACCGGCCACTGAAGGCGTTGCGCCGCAACGTGCGCAAGAGCAAGCGCGTCGCACTCGTTGTGGCGTAATTCACTGGAAGTGCACGGCAAACCAGGCCACATTTGGTGCATGGCGGCAACAACGTGACGTTTTTCGACAGGTTTTTTCGACGAACCACCGGACCCGGTGGCCCATTTTTTTAGGGTACTCGGGGCGATCGTGGCGATGGGGATATCAAGGTGATGGAGGATACCAATGATTCGATACCAGACCGCGGCGCGTTCCAACGGGTTCCCGCCGAATGAATCGTAGGATGGCGCTTCGATGATCGCTAATTGGCCACCGTCAACGGGGATCACCGTTTTCACACCAGCGGCTACCGCTTCAATTCGGCGGTGCTGGCCGATGAACGAATCATCAGTTAGGGCGGTGGAGATAACGAACGTCCGGGCCCGGACAGTGGCCCCGACTCGTTCAATTATCGCCACACCAGTTCTAGCGAGAGCCGAATCGATCCCAATAACGTAGGGTCGGTCCGAGTCAATTCGCAGCAGCTCGCTATTCATTTGTCTGGTACCCATCGCAGCACTGCGGATCGTAATCCCGGTCCCCGCATTTCGGCGAGACCCCGAAGACATTGAACCAGTGCGAACGACAAATCGACATCGGTGGCGCTGCCTGGAAGCGTAACAGACGCGTTTCGGGCCGTTCCATCGGCCTCGATCAGACCGACGTTCACTTCGATGGTCGGTTCTTCGTCTTCGTCGTCAGCGGTCGCCAGAAACGGCGGAATGATGCTGGTGCTAACTCCGGTCATCTGATGTCCTTCCGCCCCGTTTCGGTTAGCGCTGCCTTTGAATGATTCATGTTTTTTAGTCGAGCCCAGTGGGCTGGCGCGTTTCTTAGAACGTCACCGGTTTTCGAGTTGACGCACAGCTGGCCTTTAATTGCGTGGCAATAGTCGCAAGGTTCGGATTGGGCCAACGCTTCCGCCCGGAGTTGTTCGAATAATAAATCTTTCACGTGGCCTCCTTCCTTTTTTGCGCGCACGCGTTCTGGTGGTTACTGATCAACTCCAGTTTCGTAAACAACCACGGACTCAGGTTGAGTTGATCTTCCGTAGGCAACCCCCGGAGCGAAGCGGAGGGGGGCGGCAGGCGACTACCGGAGCGAAGCGGAGGTAGGAGGGGTTTACGTAGTTGGTAAGGGTGGACACCAGTGTCTACCTTTGAGATCTTGTAAAGGGGGTCACCAGTGTCCACCTTTGGCCTCCTGCGCGGACGCTCAAAGGGGGTCACCAGTGTCTACCTTTGAGTCCCGGAACACGGGCACCTCGAATATGGTCCGGTGGCCCTTGTTGGCGAACACGAACTTTCCCTTCTTGTCAACTCCGGCGGGCACGCGAACCTCGTAACCACAGGCCGCGAGTTGCGTCAGAACCCGCGTGAGGTGACGGTGGTCGAGTCCCGTCCTGCGGATTAGCGCATCCCTCCCAGGACTGCATCGGCGGGTTGTCCCGTCAGCGAACTCGGCGATGACCACAAGTAGTAAACGTTCCGCCGGTGTCAGCTCGGCGGGCGCGTGGTCGAGCACTTCGATAACCAGCCGAACGCTCACCGTTAACGCGCCGCCCCCTCGCCGATGTCATACGGTCCATGCGAGCAATTCACTGGGTGTGGCGTTGTCGTCAACCATCCCGGCTAGCACGAGTATCAATGCGGTCCGCCAATACGGATGGTCATCGGTAGCGGTGCGCGCACTAGCGATGGCAGCGGTAATTTCGGTCGCGTTGCCTTCCCGGACCGCGCCGACTAAACGCAGCGCGGCCGGGAGGACAGCATCACCAACGGGGTGGCCCGTCAAGGTCGACGGCGGACTCCGACCGGAGTTTGCAGCGTCCACTTCAGTCCTCGTCGTCGTCGACGCTGAAAAGGTTCGGTTCGCCAGTGGGCTTCGATGGGCCCTCTTTCACGTCCATTTCCAGTACCGACATTGTGGCTTCCCGACGAAGTTCACCGTCTTTCATTCGTTTCACACCGCGACCGGTGCACACGACTTTGATGAGCAGTGTCATCACGTCGTCGATGTTCGGTGGTTCAGCGATTTCATCGAGCCCGACACCAACGACTTTCAGGCGGGCGGTGGCGAAACCGTCGAGGGGTTCCTGCTGCTCCATGATGGACAGTGAATTCGCTGGCATGGTGTTCTCCTCAGTTGTTGGGGACAAGCGATGAGGCGTCGTCTGGGACTTCAGCGGTGAGCGGTTTCTTGAATGCGTCTCGGAGGTCGTCCAGGGCGCACATGAACAAGCTCATTGTGACCAAGCTGACTAGCGCGTCGGTGTAGTTCTCGGCGCGTAACGCTTTAGCGGTCCTGGTTGCTTCCTTCGCCACCAAATCGAGTGCTGAAGCGAAACGGGCACGCTCCTCGAAGTCCAGGTTAATATCTGTAATGCTCATTTGATCGCATCCTTGCGCTGGTCGGTGGTGAAAGCAGCCGACTGCCCGGAAGCGGCTGCAAAGACATAGGAGTTCATTGAGCCAACAGCTGATCGGGTGCCGTGGTCGGTGGCGGCGTAAGTCATTGTGCTGTCGGCGCGGATACCCATCTTGGCTGCGGTTTCGATGGCGTCCTGGTTCGCACCCAAATAAACGATGTTCCAGCCGTAATCCTTTTCTTGACGCTGCACCATCGTTTTGATCTGAGGCCACGTGAATTCGCTGGACGCGTTTTCGACACCATCGGTCATGACCGCGAGGACCACCACACCGGGACGGTCGTCTTCGGGTAGCGCCGCTAGTTCCTCACCGAATTCGAGGATGGAACGGCCCATCGCGTCAAGTAGTGGCGTACCACCCCGCGGACTTAGGTGAAACGCCGCCATCCCAGCGGGGTCCATCGATGGGCACACCGTGTCGTACCGGGTTTCGGATTGGTACCAGTCGAACTGCGCGATCCGGATGGTGCGTTTACCAGTGCTCTTGGCTTGGTCGGCGATGAATCCGTTGATCGCTTCTTCGGCTGATGTGCGGATCAAATCCATCGACCCGCTGCGGTCGATGACGAGCATCACCGCGCAATAGTCAGGGTTAGTCACGTGTTTCTCCCTCGGCGGGGCGTCGGGTATTCATTCGTAAGTAGCATTCCGGGCGAATCTGGCGCCGGTTTACCGAGCAGGTTCGGTTTCATGTGAACCTTGCAACCGGCCTCATGGGCCTGGTCGTGGATCCGTGCGACCCAGTCGAACGGTGGCGAGAACGCAGGCACCGTGCCTTTCCCTGGCTGGTGGGTTTCGCTTTGCGCACCGATGACGACCCAATCGAACATGGAAAGGTCGGTGAACTCCAGGGGCTCGCGCAACGGTTCGAGGGACAGCCATTTGACTGCTGCGTCGATGTCTCGGAACGCGTCCTCGGCAATACGCACGCGTTTTTGTTCGTCGACTGAGGTGCCGACCCACGCGCCGGGTGGCATGTCCAAGCCGCTGTAGCGAGTCGGAAATTTCGTGAGCAGCAGGTAGTCCCACTCCGGGCTGGCGAGCATCGACGCGTGCACCTGAGTGATCCACTCGTCGGGTACCCACCGGCCGTAGAGGTCAGCCATCGAGCACACGAACACTCGCCGGTACTCAGGGTCGTCGCGGTGAGCGGCGGGGATGGTGGTGTGCGCGGGCGCGTCGAGGCGTTCGTGATGAAATAGCGGGGTGAACCCAGCTGGGTAGCGGTCCTTCAGTCGGTCGCTCACTGCTCCTTCGCGGGCGTAGCAGTACTCGCAACCGTGAAGACACCCGGTGACTGGGTTCCACGACCACGCAGCCCAAGAGATCCCGTCACCTTTAGTCGGATTGAATGTTGCTTTCCCTTTCGGCTGGGGGTAGGGGACGTCGATGCCGTCGTGGGTTTTCAGTGTGAGCATGACGGGCCCGGGCTTTTCGGTTGGTTTATCTTCCCGTAGGGCCGCGATTCGCTTTTTCCGTTGTTTGTCCGCGGCATCGAGCGCGACGTCGCCAGCGAGGACCTTCTTGTAGAGGTCGGGCGCATCACGTTTCACCGCCTTAGCTTGCTGCACACCACGCCCGGATCCGCCGGAGATCTTCGCGGCCTTCTCCCGAGACTTCCGCGCAATGGCTTGTTCCGTAGTAGACCGACTTTGTGGCAGATCTGCCACAAAGTCATTGAACGGCCGCAAGTCGCTACGGCGGCCTTGTGTTTCCTTCGCCGCCTTGGCGTAGAACTGTTCGTATTCCAGTCCGATGGCGTTGCGTTGACTCGGGTTGAGGTGTCGGCGGGCAATGTTTTTCGACACGATCAGATCGAGAATCTGCTGCTCGGTGCAGGAGGCCGGTAACGTCTCGAACACCGGGTCGACGGTCGCCTCCAGGCACGCTCGGTACCGGTTCCGGCCGTCGATCAGCGTCTTCTTGTCCGCCGATAGCGTGATGGGGTCGTTGAGGCCGTTTAGCTTGATGTCAGCTACCAGTCGGTCGAACTCTTCGCCCTCCACGAGGGGGAACACGTCAGCAAAGGGATGCACCCGGTAGGGCCCGTACTGCTGCACGATCAGTTCTCCTTTCCGTGAAGTTCGCAGTGGCATGGATGGCATACGGCGATTATGTTCTGGGGGACGTCGAATTCACCCCATGGCGGGTAGCGCAGGTGATGTGGTTCGGTTGGTCGCCGCGTTTTGCAGCGCTCGCACCGTCCGCCGGCGCGTTTGAATACTTCAGCCCTGATCTCCAGAAACCGGGGATGGTTAAGGTATTCACGGTAAGTTCGATATGGTTCATACGGCGTCTGGGTGACCATCACGCCAATCCCATCTCCCGGAGTTCTTGGCGTGTGTAAAACAGGGTCTGTTTCGTTGCCTCGAACGCCTCTCGGTCAGTGCGATACCAGCTCATCGCCACGGTGCGTCCCACGGTATTGAAAGCGGTGCGGACAACGCTCTCAGTTTTGCTGCGCCATTTACACGGTTGACTAATCAGGTACGCCCACTGGGCGTCGTCCCGTTCGATCGCCGTTAAGAGCAAGTCCCGGTACGGTGGTAGCGCACGCTCTTCACGCTCAACAAGTGCGAACCATTCGTCACGCTCAGGCCGTTTTGTGCGCTTCAACCCAACAGGATTGCATCCCATCGACGATAGGCTCCGGGACGCCCACGCGCGATCTTTGAGTTCCTGGGCGAAGGTCGGGCGCATGGCCCACTCGGTAATGGCGTTCGGGTCGTTGAGGACGAGAACAGCGTCACGTTTACTGACGAATGACGAGTCAACATCCCACCCGCTGGCATTCCGTACCGCTAGCTCAATGAGCGAACCGCTCACAGTTTCCGCCGTCCACAGGCCGACGTCCTGGCGTGTGTAGCCCAGTTCGGGGAGCTGCTCATCAAGTTTGGCCAGCAATCGGTCATGCGTCGCCCGCTGAATCTCGGACATGGTTATACGCGCTGGGATTAAAAGGTTCTTAGCATGACTCGCGAGGATCCCCGGTGAGCATCCCGTCGTCCAAGTTGTGTCGTCGGCCGCGACCCCGTCCCCGGCTGTCTGATCGAACCAGACAGCTCGGCTGATGACGTCCCCGTATTTTTTGTTCAGCCCGGCTACCGCACCGACCTCTTGTCCTACGACGTTGCGCATCAGCGCGTGTTTCGCCACGGTTCGCCAGCTGCGACCGACGTCTAGTCGCTTAGTCATCTCCGGGGCCGCCGAGTTCGGCGAGAGTGTGAATGAGGTCGCCGTCGTCTTTGTGGTTTTGGAGGAAATCGTTGATCGTGGTGACTTCACTGCCGGTGAGCTGGTCGAAACTTGTGACAGGCGTCGCGGGGGGCATCTTGAGGATTCGACTGACAATGCGCAGCCGCATTGCCCGGTCGGATCCGTTGACCCCACCGTCGCGCAGCAACGCGAATAGGCGGTTCCGCTGGGTTTTCTCGGCTGGTCCGCTGTCGCCGGACACGGTCTCGTCGACCACGCACGCGTTAACGGCCGGTTCGGATGTTGGAGGCTCTGCCGCGAGGGCGGCTTTGACGCGCTCACCGGCGGTGGCGATGCGTTCCAGCAACTGCCCATCATTGGGTCGTAGTCCGCGAGCGAGTTTCCAGATCTCGCCGAGCGCGGGCCGGTCCTGACGGTTCTCGGCGTTGACGATCATTGTGTCCCAGTCGGGGTCTTGGTCCTGTTGTCGCTGCGGGGAATCAATGACCATCGGGTTCCTCGGGTTTTCGAGGTGCCCCATCTCCTCGTCGGTGTAAATGCCGCCCAAATCTTGCGGAAATAAACGGCGACGGGCGGCTGATTCCGCGCACTTCGCCAACTGCCCCGCTGCTTTTGTTTTCCAAATATGATTCGGTTCGCCGTCGAATTTCGTTTGGACGTATTCGCGGTAGTGCGCGATGCCTTGGACGGGATTAGCGTGGTCTTTGCGCATCACGGTGAAGCGGGCGGCTACTGGTGGGTTGTCGTTGTCGGTCCACACGTCGCGCCACACGCCATCGGGCCCACACCATTCCGCTGCGGGGTTTCCTTCGCCGGCGTACCGGTTGTCCCGTTCGCAGAACACCCGGAACCCGTCAACCCCGGTTTGGATGGTCCACTTTTTCCCGGTCGGTGAGTCCCGGTCCTTACGTGCGATCAGATAGATCTGTCGGGCGAAGGGGTCCAAGCCGACGCGTTGGCACACGTGGAGGAAAACTTGCTGGTCGCCGGGTGGTGCGTCAGCGATCCCGATTTGGTCGAGCGCGGCGCGTTGTGCTGGTGTCCAGTCGATTTGGTCCCCGCGGAGCGCCAACGTGCCACTTTGGCCGGTTTGGGTGGCCACTTCGGTACCGGTCATGCGACACACCCGTTCGAGTTCGGTAAGGCGACCTTTTCGAAAAACCGCTGCTTGATGGGAACTCGCTTTCTTCCTGTCATGCCGACTCCCATCCGCGGACGATCCGAATGTGGCGGTGTGTACCGCGTTTTACGTAGGCTTCCCAAATGTCGGGGTGGTCGTATTCCAGCGCGGGCATCACCCTTGGGGGGTTCTGCTGGGTTTTCAGTGTCATCACCGGCCGGTCACCGACTAGTAGGGCCTCGGCGTCCCCGGCCATCACTTTCAGTGCCTGGTCGATTTCCTTTTTCCGTTTCGTGGCTTCGGCTTCGAGTTTCAGCACTTCGGCGCGTTCGGCGAGCAGTGTGCGTAAATGCGCCGGCCATTCCGCTGTTTTCGTGGTGCCTGGTTGTTCTGTGGGCCACCGCAACGCGATCTCTTCGTCAGTGATCGTGTCCAGGTCGATTGGTGGTGGTTGGTCACCGACAACGTGCGTTTCCCACCACAGCGACACACGTTTGCGCATCCGGTCGATCAGGGCGTCGTCACGTTCCAGCGGCCCACGAATTTGCGGTTCTTGGTCGATGGCGTACGCGCAAAGCCATAGGTGCGTGCGGCCGGTGACCATCAGCTGCCATTGGCCTTGGACGTAAGCATTCCGCGCGATCCCACCGTCACGCCATTCTTTACCGACTTTCGCGAAAGCGCCTAAGGTTTTCACCTCAAGGCAGCCGCCGTCGTCGGTGAGCCGATCGGGGGTGGCCCGTAGGATTGGGGTTTCCCGGTTGGCGACGAGGCCGCATCGCCGGACTCCGACTTTGGTTTCTTCCGCGAAGTAATCCACTACGTGGCCCTCAAGCCAATTGCCGCGTCGCATCGCTTCGGTTTGTTCCTGATGTTGTGCCCTACCCGTTTTGTCCAGCCAAAGTTCGTACTCGGTTCCGTAGGCTGATACTCCCATCAGCAGTGGGACGTCGCTGCCACCGATTCCTTTGCGGCGTTCGTCGAGCCACTGGTCGCGTGGTGCGTCAGCGGGTAGAACGAGTTGACCATCGGGCATGGCCCACGGATTAACGGGTTTGACTTTGGGTGTGGTCATTGTGGTGCGCCCACGATCATGTTGAGGCTGGTGGCGACGATGTCGAGGAGCGCACACACGTTGTCAGTGAATTCTTCGTCGTTGGCGATGGATTCGTATAGTGCGGCGCATGCTGGTTCGTCGAGGGCGGCCCTCGCGGCAATGAACCGACCTGCCCACCGCAGCGGCGGTGGTACGTCGTCAGCGAAAAGCGTGGTGTCACCGGACGGGTCGACCCACATGGGTAGGACCATTGCGTCTTGCTGTGGTTTGGCGTCTTGGTGGATCAGGAGGGTGTCAGCTAAGCCGAGCAGGAACAGCTGGATGCCTTCGCCGCCTTCGTAGTTGTCGTGCAGCTCTTGAACGGCTTCACCAGCTCGGGACCAGTCTTTGACTCTCGCGTAGGCCAGTGCTTTCGCGCCGGTCCGTATCGCGGCGTCGCGTTGTTCGGAGTTCATGCTGAGAACACCTCCGCGGCGTGCACCGCTGCTGCGCGTAGCTCCGTCCAGATCCGGTGGACAACACCAGCGGTGCGGTGGTGGCGGCCACGGCACCGCGTACCAGCTCGGAGGGTTCCGTGGCCTTCCCGGGTGAGGATTTCGTTGACGGCCATCAGGCCGCGTTTAGGTACCCGCCGTTTGATGGTGATAGGTCTTTTGATGGCTTTCATGCGGCGTTACCCCATTCCGGCAAACGGTTAGTCTGGCGCCGTTTGTTGTGTAGATTGACGAGGATTTCGGCCATGGCGTCGGAGATGAGGCCACCTCGAATGTCTCTGAGCTGTTTGGCTTTGCCGATCAGGTTCAGTGGGCCGCCTTCGAGTTTCCCGAGTTCGGTGATGAGCTTCGGGTGGTCCAGGTGCGGGTGTTTGCGCAGCAGCGCACCTAACCCGGATACGATTTCAGCGCGGAGACCATTCGATTCGTGTCCCCACGCGTGGGTCGCGACCCGAAGTAGTGCATCGCACGTTTCAATGTCTTTACCGGGGGGTTTGTTGTAAACCTTCTCCAACGCACCGACCGCATAGAATGAGCCTTGGGCTTGTGCTTTGCGGATGGTCCAGCCGTGTGATTGGAGTAGCTCGTTCAGTGTGCAGGCAACGGGATCACCTTCAACGATACGAACCCGGAATTTATCCAAAACTTGGATTTGGCGTGTGTTGTTGAGTCGGCGCCACATCGCTGCTTCGTCAGCGCGGGACAACCCTTTCCAGAGCACGCATCGCACGGGGATGGTGTCTTTGCCGATGACGCGCATCGCTGCGATACGGTGCTGGCCGTCAACGATGTGCTGCGTACCGTCGGGGCGTTCGCTAACGGTGATCACGTTCAGTGAGTCGACTTCGAAGTCGGCTGCGATTTGCGCGACCCGAACCCCATCGAGGGGGCGTTGCACAGTGTGGTCGACGGTGAGCAACGCCGGCTCGATTTCCATCACGACGGACGTTGCCGCGGGGTTTTTTGACACGGGTCGTCTCGCTTCGAGTTCCATAGCTGAAGACGGCGGTGCCTTAGCCTTGGTCGTTGGGGCGGTCATCCGCTACGCTCCTTGAGCAGTAGTTGCAGTTGTCGGATTGCTTTGGCTCGCCGGGACAGGTCGCTCCTCCACTGGGCGGCCTGTTTTGGTGTCAGGGCCGGATCAAGACCCTCAGCGCTGGCTAAAACCATCGCTAGACCATCGAGTGAGTCGGCGAGAACTCGCAACGTGGTTTCTTGGACATAGCGATAGCGGGCTTCGCGCCGGGTGATAGGCGCGACTGGATCGTCGAATGGACCACCTGGGCGACCCAACTCCCTAGCGTTGGCGCCTTCTTTGACGCGGGTAACGAAAATGTTTTGCTCGGCCGGTGAAAGTAATGCGACACGGGCCGCGGTGGTGAGTTGCACGCTTTCGTTCGCGGTGAGTTCTTTCAACGCCGGGATACCGGATCGGACTACCCTTTTGGCGCGGTCCAGGGACCCGATACTGACCCCGAGGAGTCGTTCAGCTTGTTTACGGGTGGGCGGTAGATGTACCCGGTCTGATATTGAGATCGAGGTGCGGCCTTTGGGGCGGTCGGCGAGTTCAGCGGCGATCATCGCCCGGTGCGAGTGGGTGAGTTTGCGGCGGTGCAGGTTCGCGCCGATCGAGAACAGCCACGGGTCACCGCGGTGGACCACGAACCGTGGGTCGGTTCCGGTTTCCTGGCAGGCCCGCCACCGGCTACGACCGTCGAGTAGCGCACCGGATGGGGTCCGCGCTATCGGTGTCGTCAACCCGTTTTTGCGGATGTCCGCGACCAGGCTGGCGTAGTCCTGGTCACTCATCAGCGGGAACAGCTCAGCCGCGGGGTGTACCGGCAGGGCCGTCCCGGCCCACGCTGGGGGCAATGTCGTGGTCATGCGGCCCGCCACACGAGGTAGGCCAGGGAACCGACCGCGAGGACCGTGCCGACACCGATCAGTAGGCACGCGGCGAGGACGGTGACCGCGTTGAGTACCAGTGCCAAAGCGACACCCAGCGCGGCACCCACGCCGATGGTCGCGACCACCAGGGCAACAGCTGACGCGAACGCGTGCTGGTTGACGTGGTCATCTAGCACTAGTTCTTCTAAGGAGCGGATCTCGTCGATCCATGCGGCGAAACTGGGGTCGTCGTCGGGTGGGATGTGTGCGCGCATCACGCACCACCTGTTGCGGCGACCGCCCGAAGGTGCGCTGCGGTGGTAGTCCAGATCACTGCTTCGTCGAGTGGTCGCGCGGCGAGGGACTGCAAGAACGCGACGCGGGCCCCGTACTGGACGATGGTTTTCACGGTGACCGTGAGCCCATCAGTCGTCCCCGAAACCGTGAGGCGAGTAACTCCAGCGACGTCATCCAGGTCGGTCACTTCGATGGTCGAGTCAGCCAGCGCGTCGGCGGCGTCCGCGATGGTGGTCAGCGCTTGGAAACCGCCGGGAATACCAGAGGTCAGCTCGGCTTCTAGGTCGTCGGCGTATTCGAGGTAGTCGATGGGGATGTTGGGATGGCGCGTTAACCAGTCCGCCAAGGCGGTGATGGCGGTGCGGAAGCTGGTCGCGGTGGTGGTGGGCATCGCGGTCTACCCGGCTAGCGCTTTGATGGCGTGGGGCCGGTCACCGCCGTTGCGTCTGGCTTTCGCGCGTTGTTCGCGGACTTTGGCTGCTTCGGCGCGTTGCCGGGCGAGGTAGTCGTTGATCTCTTCGGGTTCGATCCATGACTTACCGCCGTGCCTGATCGCCGCGAGCCTGCCGTCAACGATCATGCGGTAGATCGAGTTCTCTGACAGTGCGAGAGCCTTCGCGGCCATAGGCACGGTCATCAGCCCAGCTAGGGGGTTGTATGTGGTGGCGTCGTCCATGACGCGATAGCCCTCCCTCATCTAGGGCGCTACCAGGCACTAGTGGGTGAGGGGTTCGATCCCGGAGGGGCCACCGCGCGTGCGCGTGCTGGTGTGGTGACTACTCCGGGTTGATCCTTGGTTAACGCTCCGTGTCTGGTAGCGACAGGAAGAGGATCACGGCACGACACGCCGTGTGTCAAGTTTCGACAAAAAGTCGGTTAATTGTGCTACAAGCTGACACGCGCTGAGAGTGTGTGAGACTGTGTGGTGGACAGCGCGAGAGGACGGCAGGCATGGCCGTAGAGCAGCTACAGGAGCTGAAGGACAGGTACGCTCCCGGCGAGAGCGTCGCGGAGCTGTGCCGCAAAGCCGGTGTGCCATACAACCGGGTGGCCTACTACCTGCGGCCCGACTTCCAGCTACGTAAGCCGCCCACGTGGACCCGGATGACCGAAATCGCAAAGGTCTTCGGGTGCGACAAGAACGAGGTCAAGCGAGCCTTTGACGCCGCCATGGCAGCCGTGGACCCCGGGTACTTCGGGGATAGCGGCGACGACCTACCGGCCGATGGTGAAGATAGGCTGATCACGGCCTGGCGGAACCTCAGCAAGGATGACCAAGCCCGGGTAGTTGTGATCGCCGAGGCCCTAGGCGAGATAAGCGGCAGATAGCAGCCCCCCCCCCCAACCGAGTAACGCGCCAGGTTAAAGTCCGCGTTAAGATCCGCAGTGGCGCAGGACGCCATGCGGAATCAGGGTGGGGGTGTGCAGTGGAGCCGGTAGACAGACCCACCGTGCTGCTGGAACTCGACCCCGACATCACCGCTGGCCTGAAACAGGCCCTGCTGCGCAAAGTGGGGGGCACCGACGTCAACGGCATAGTGATCGTCGCTGAAACCGACACCGCGGTCGCTGTCCTCACCGCCGACTGGGTATCACCCGAAGTTCAGGCGTACATGATCAAAGTCGCCTACGGTGTCGTGGTGGACGGCAAGACGACCTAACAGCTGCTGCCGTTGTGGTCGTGCTGCTGGTCGGCTTCACTTGCGATCCGCGCCGCGACATCCTTAGGGATGATCAGACACCGGAAACCCCAGGCAACACGAACACCCACCCGATCTCCATCGTGATATTGCGGTGCGGATCCGTGAGGGACAGCGCCATCACCATCGGGTGACGCACCGAATCCAGGGAGACTCTGGACGGCCTGGAGGGGCGCGCCACGACCCATGGCCATCGCTGCCATCGCCACCAGGATCCTACGGAGATGATCGGGCATCTCGGGGGAATCCCACATTTCGAGCAGCTCCGCCTTCAACTGCTCCCGCGAGGAGTCGTCGGCGACCAACACCGGCTTAGGCTCGGACTGCGGGGCATACCCCACCATCGTCAGCGCTTCGTTGACGTCGATCCCACAGGCTCTGGCTACCGCAACAACCTTGGGCATCTGCGGCTGCTTGGGAGGGTGAGGTCCCTCCCAATGCGCGATCGTTTGCGCCGACACGCCGGAAAGCTCGGACAGATTGGCTCGCGTCAAGCCCCTAAGTCTGCGGCAACGCCGCACTTCCCGACCTAAATCCCGCATCGTCACCAGGCGAGTGTCGCACACCTTCGGGGCTCAGTGGGGTGATGGTCATCGGATGTAATTGCGATGGTTCTAAATTAGTTCTAATCTTGATCCTTCGCTGGTCACGAGGGGCGTTCGAGACCCAGCGAAATGTCCGTTTTGCAACTCCCAGTTTTGGAGACGACACAGGGAACTCCAACGCGGGCCGACCTAGAACCACACCCCCCTTCACGGGGAAAGGGGCACCACCGGTGACACCACTGTTCGAGCTTGGCGACAGAACGCAACGCTCGCGCATCGAACTGGGCGACGGCGACGCTGACCACCCGTGCGTACTGCGACTACGGCGGGGAACGCCCATCACCGCCAGCGTCGTCCGCGAACTCAACGACCTACTCGCAGACGAAGACGACACGAGACCCAGCACCGACCCGGCGACGGAGGGCGCACACTGACCATGGCGACCAACGGCGTTCCAGAACAAGCCAGCCTCCTGATGTGGGTGGTGTACGCCCACGTCAGCCCATACCCGCGTAGCTACCAAGCCCGGCAAGTCCGGGTCACCCGCGACGGCCCAGTGGAAACCGGCGAACACGCTGTCGGTCCGCTCGACGTACTCCGTGGGTACCTCAGTGAGCACCAGGGCCTAACCCGGCTAGACCGGTCGCCCGACGATCACCCGAGCATCGTGGAAACCTGGCTATGAGCGGTCATCTAGGTCGGTTTGGCTTGGTTCGTAGTCCACCTCGGTAAGTACGTGCGCTACCGCTTCGGTGTGGGTTTCGCCCCAGGTCTCGCGGCGGTCCCGGTAGAGCCCGAGGAGTCTGATTAGTTCTTCGACGGGCATCGATACCCATCGGTCCGGTAGTGCGCTGGTGCAGCGCTTGCCTTGGGCGATGGCTTCTTTCACGTCGGGTGCGCCGAGGCTGGATAGGTCAAGGAGTTCCCGGAACCGGGCGCGTTCCTCGGCGGCGATCACGCGGGGCGGCAGGTTGGCTTCGGTCACGGATTCACCCTACGAACGCCCTCGAATCGCCGGGTCGTCAGGCGGGTGCTCGTTTTCCCAGACTGTCGGGTCTCCGCCCAGCGCTACCCAGACCCGCTTCTGATCTTCACGGGAACGCGCACCTCTGAGTCCAGACATCCAGCGTTGCTCCGCCGGGACGAGCCGCAGCGGCTCGGGATTGATCACAAGTCGCCGAACAGCTTGATCATCGTCCATGTCAGGGATCATCCTAGGTTCGCTTGTGAATCACTAGGCCCGAACGCATGATTGACTACAGCGGCTAGGCGTCCTGCTCCAGCGTGGCGCACATAACCCATCGTGGTCTCGATGTTGCGGTGCCCGAGGATCTCCATGATCTCAAACGGATTGGCGCCTGCCTCGGCCAGGATGGTGGCGCAACCGTGGCGCAAGTCATGCCAGGTGGGTTTTTCGCCGTCGATCGCAGCCAGTTTCAGTGCGCGATCCCACTCGTCACGGATCCTGGTCGGGCGTAGGTGCTGACCAGTGCGCGGGTTGGCGAACACAGGGGCGAGTTTGCCTGCCACCGCCTGGTCGCGGACGTGGTGATCTAGCGCTGCGACAACACGAGGACTCAGCGGCACATTGCGGATGGTTTTGGATTTAGGGTAACGCCGCAAACGGCCATCAACGTCGATGATGTCGATGACTGTGACCTTGCTGTGGAGCAGGTTGAGGTTACACATCCGCAGTCCGCAGATCTCGCTGATGCGTAGTCCTGCGTCGTGGCTAAGTAGCGCTGCTGGCCACAGCCATCCGGGCAACGCGGCCAGCAGTAACATCAACTCCTCGTCGGTGAGGATCCGGGGCTGGTGCTCGTGCGGCTTCGGACCCTTGATCCCGAGGGTGGGGTCGTCGGGGCGGTAGCCAGCTTTGATCGCGGCGCGCATGGCGTGGCGCAGCACCGTCAGGCGCACGGTGCGGGTGCCGGTGCCTTTGCCGTCGTCACGCAGCTCGGCGAGGTAACCGCGGACCATGATCTCGGTGATCTCGTCGACGCGCTCAGTCGACCAACGTGCGGCCAGCGCCCGGGCGTGGCCCTGGTAGCCACACCGGGTGGACAGCTCGGCGTCGAGGACGCCGAGCTGCGCCCACCCGGTGACGTGCTCAGCGAAGCTGGGGATGCCTCGCCGCTGGCGGGCAACGTCGATCCCAGCGGTGGTGTAGCTGGAGTCCTCATCGCGTTCTTCTTGTTTCCACCACGCGTCGGCGTCGGACCAGCGGATGAACGTCTTGCTCCAGCGGCGCCCGGTGATCGCGTTGCGGGCAACGCCGCGATGGTTACCGGACGGCAAACTTTCTACCCAACCCATGATCTTGGAACCTCTCGCTACGTAGCGCACGCGCGGCGTTCCAGTGGGGAAACCTAGAGCGGTAGAGGTGGGCGTGTCCAGTCAGATGGTGATCTTCTGGGGCAAGTGGTTCCCCACGGCCTCGTTTGCGAGTTTCGTGCCGCGTCTTGAGTACGGCACTTGACCTGCTCAAACAGTCCATCCGAGACTAGCTACGACCACGACAACCGCGTTTAGGCTCCTTATAGCGGGCCGGGTGCGCTGACCTGGTGATTTACCGGTCCGAGGCTGTCACCTGCACCGTTGACTGTCAAGCAGCACCACATAGCGTCACCATGTGCCATGCGGGTGTCACGCAGCGTCCGACAGTGAGGCACCCGCCCCATGGTGTCCCCATTGCTGTTGTATGCTGGCGTCGCTCCGCAATGGAGTTGCTCATCGAGATGCGGCAGGGCAAGTCAGGCTGACCACTTAGGTAAGAACTTGAGATAGCGCACTGGGCTGGGTGCGGGTGCGGGTGCTTGTTCCCTGTTCTTGAGGTCTCTGATGCCGTGCCGGCGAGTTCGTTCCGGTCCCCCCACCAAATCCAGCTGAAGTGATCAAGCAATGACCGACGGCAGCTTGACGTCGGAACACCCACGCGACTCTCATCGAGCGAGGAATCCCAGTGAACCTGACCTGTCCCTACTGTGATGCCCACATCGACGCCGCCGCCAGGGTGGCCCGCGGCAGTGTTCCTGAGATGTCCGATGAGGTGACCCGCGTCGCCGAGCTGCCCACCACAGCGGCCACAAAGGACACAGCGGCGCCCGAATACGAATACGCCGAGCACGTGCGCCGCATCGTTGACGATTTCC